TTATAACTGTTTCATTAAAGGCTTAATATCACAATAAGCCTTATATACTACATCATTTTTACTAAGAGCTTTCTCAAGTAACGATTGAATTAATTGTTTCTCATAATATTTTTTGTACACTTTTTCACGAATAGGATCAATAAACAGTTCATTGACATTAGTGTAGTCTTCATCTGATGAAAACACATCCATATCATAATAAAAAATACATTTTCCATCCAAATAATATCTTTTTACCATAATTATGCCCGCTTTCCAATTAAATCGTTAAATTAGAATGATATTGTGATTAGTTTTTATCCCAGATATAAACTGCTTAAACCGAAATTTATTAAGATACGTCTAAAAAATCATTTTTATGTCTGACAATTATTTGAAAAGTTCAAAAAACTTATCCACATTTGTCCCATATGCCTGTAATACCTCAAAAGATGAAAAAGCTTTCTTAAAGCACATTATTGAGAAACTATCAAGGCTTTCAGGACAACGAATTAACTTTTTTGCATCCTGTATCGTTTCTTCAAATTCTTGTTCAAGTTTACCAAAAGCAGGATTCGTCATAGCTTTGTAAGCATTTGCTATTTTTATGAATCTCTTTGCATTTATTTCCGTTTGATTACTACAATAATCAGCCTTTGCTTGTACTAAATCAATAAATAATTGTTGTTTGGATTTCCAGTAATCCTGTAAATTTCTACCGTTTAACATACAGTTTATTGTATCTGCTATATCATACAACTTATTTTCCCCACTTATTGTAATATTAACTTGCTGCTCAACCTTAGGTGCTTTTAATAAAATCTCATCGGCCATTGTTTGTACCTCTCAATTTACGGTTTATATTCATAACCTTTAAATCTGTAACATAATCAAAATCCCATAAGTTATTATATCAACATCTTTTCCATCTGTCATCCAAAATACATTGAGAATAGGTACATGAAAGAAAATCTCTCACTAAAATCGGTCAAAATCAGCCTGTGTAGCCAGCACACTGTAATTCTTGTCCGCATCCTGATCATTTCCGCTCTCCACATACATATCATTCACCATTCCTATCGTGAGTAAATCCAAATCCCTGATACTAATCCCCAACTGGACGCACCTCAACAGGAACAGCGGTGTTGTCATCGGACGGTCTGTTGCACGAAGTTTTTTTTAGCCTCTGCATCCGATCTGACATTCAATCCCCAAAGCTCTATAATCTTTGGAAGCACCTGATAAATACTGAATGTATTAAAATCATCCAGCCACTCTTCCGGTGTATCAGGAATACTCGGGTCTGCATGCTTTGCCATAACATAGGCAATGTTTTCAAACATCTCCAAAGAGAACAAATCAAGGTTGCTTACTTCCTCAGTGTTGCTGTCAATCGCCTTCTCCAAAGACGCCAGATCCTTGTAGATATCTCTCTGGAACTTCATCCTGTATATTCTCGGAATCGCAGCACTGGCTCTAAAAGGCACCTGCTTTCCGTCAATTTCGATATTCTTAACCATACTCATAATCAAAGTCCTCTCTTTCAAAATAAAGTAAAAGAGCCAGGACATTTCTGTCCCAGCCCATCAAACTTATCATTCTACATTTGTGTTCACACCGGTAATGGTTGGCATGTAAACCGCCTTGTACCAATCGGCATAAACCGTACTGTCTGTTTCATTACCGGTCTTAGCCTTAACCACACCGGAAGGAAGCGGTGTTGCCTTGATGGTAAGAGTTTCCGTCTGTACCTCCCTGCTCTCTTCGTTTGTCTTGCCCTCGATGCCAGGTCTACTTGCAGAGCAGTTATAAAGGACATGACGGATATGCTTCACATCTCCATCGAACTCAAAAAGAAGAGCAAATCTGTTCAACTCAGAGTTCGCATCCTCAATCAGAACCTTGTTATCATCCAGAGTCTCATTCAAAGCAGATACCCTGAAATCCTCAGGAATCATCGCAAGCTCCAGATCACCGTCATAACCCATGTTGTTATTTATTACATAGTATGCTGTACCATCAGCATAGAAATTCTCCGGTTCCCCATTGGCATCCAGAGAAATCGAAACAGCACCAGGTAATGCAACAGGAGTGCCGAAGGAAACTACACCTTCCTCACTTGTCTGAAGCATCGCATAATGCGCATTCTTAAGATTGTATTTGACCTTATTATTAGCCATTATTCAAACCCTCCATTTCATAAATTCGATTTTGCCTCGGCAAAATTGCGGCGAAATGCACGTCAGCTTTAGCTGACATCTTCCTTTGTGCATTTCTGCCATCCGCCGGCGGCATGCTTTGAGATGTTTACATCTCAAAGGCATACATGACCTCATAAAGCTTCTCGCTCTGGATCCATGTTTCCGACTTGTTATAAAAAATCTCGTGTCTGTCTAAGACATCCTCTACTCTCGATTCCAAAGAAGGATCCTTGAAATCGGTGTAAACTTCAATCCTGACTTCATTCATCTTGAAATACACCTTACCATCGGCAGCAAAGTTATCTCTGCCCGGAATCAGATAACAAATGAATGGCGGATCAGGACTTTCTCCCTCTGCAAAGTGATCATAGGCAAAGGGAATCTGCATTTCCTGAATAATCTGAACCAGTTCTTCCATTAACATCACCTCTGCGAATCACTTCAAAGCTTTCTCTACTTCCTTTTCCAAAAGTTCAGCTGCAGCTGCTTCTGCCGGAGCGATATGCGGAAAGGCTCTCGTTCTGCCACCACCACGCTTGGCATGTCCAAATTCAAGCAGATGTGCCAGCCGATAACGGTTCCTGGAATGCACCGTGACTTCCATCGCGTTTGCATTCTCCTTCGTCGTTTTTACAGCCCAACTCTTTTTATATTTCCCAGTCTTAACCGGAGCACCTGCCTGTACTTCCCTTTTGGCTTTATTACCTGCTTTCTTCACAGCGGCCTTCATATCCTCTGTCGCAAGGTCAGCGTATTCCTGCAAACCTTCCATAATGACATGAGCCATTTGGTCAATCCTGCATCTGTCCGTTGCCATGCTTACCGCCTCACTTTCCTGCAGCTAAATTTCAGGCACTTCTTCTTGAAATTCGTATGATCCACATTCGTGATATCATAGATTTCACCCTTAAAAATAATCCTGTGAGTAGTAGAACCAATCTCCGATGCTTTTTTACAGTAACGAATCGTTACCGTCATCCCCACATCTTCCACAATTGTTCCGGCCTCTTCCTTTTCCTTGGAGCTTGCCATACCCTCACCGCCAATCGTTGCATGACAGATATAGAAATCTTCCCAACCGTTCTTATGATTTCCGATAGAATCGGTAATCACAGTATTCTTCTGGAACGTAACCTTCTCATTTAATAATCCAATGTCCATCGGCTACCTCCCATCAAAATTCCGGTGTTCGGATTCCAAAGAGCAAAGCCCGAAGCCCTACGGTGAGAGCCTTATGGTCTGCACCCTCACGATGCTCATATAGATAAGCCACCGCATACATCACCGCAATCTTACTCACAGGCTGTTTCTCAAACTCTTCCTGGTCTGTAAACCTTGCCACATCCATACATATCTGCTGGCTCTGAATAATGATGCCCTCAAGCAGTGCATCATCGTCATCGAAGTCCACCCTCAGATAATTCTTCATTTCGCCTAATGTAACCACTGCCATCAAACATCACCTCACAGCATTAACCGTTTGCAATCATCAAACCGGCATCCTTAAGTTTTGCTAAAAGGGCATTAAAATCATCCTTAAGTGCAGCAACTGTTGTAGCAGTACTGTCTTCCTGATGATCCGCAGGACAATCAATAGATGCTCCTAATGTTCCATCTTCATGAATATAAAGACCACCACCTACTTTAATGCCGCCCAGCTTGTCATAAGATGCAGGCGGAAGAACATATCCACTTCCACCACCGGGCATGTTTACAACTTTAGCATCATCAGTGAATTCCAAAGTTCCACCGATGACGGTCTTTTCGCCACCCTGCTCTGTATAATTCTTAACATTACTCATGTTCAACACCTCCAAAATCAAGGAGCCCAGAGTATTATCTCTGAGCCCCGTCTTCAGTTACTTATTTTGCAGCCTGCTGAAGAACCTTAACGGCTTCAGGAAGTACAAGCTTACCATCAACTCTCTTAGATGCAAGGAAGCCAACCTGACCATAATCAGCAAATCTCTCATTGAGACGCTTGAAGGTTACGCCCTGGCGATCACCAATCCAGTAGTAGGAAAGGTCACCGAAAAGAATTGTCTTCGCACCGGCTGCCGCAGTAGGCATAAAAGGTGAAGTGTAAATCTTCTTTCCAAGGATAGTATCAAACTCACCCTCACGAAGCGCAGGCTGCCATAAATACTGACCATTACCATCCTTGAGCTTTCTGATTGCACGAACTGTTGCATCATTAAGCACCCAGATTGCGTTCTTACGGTAAGGACTCTTCACGCTGTAGAACAGATCGATAAGCTCATCTGCAGTAATTGCAGTTGCGCTTGCAGCTGTCACTCCAACCTGAGCTCCACCAGTTGCATTTAAGAGACCGGTAGGCTTCTTAGTTCCGTTACCATTAAGAAATGCATCCTCCTCACAGTCACCGATACGTCTTGCAAATTCCTCACGGAAATAATTCTCAAGATCGAATGCAGAATCATAAAGGAGCTCTTCAGAAACCTTGATGATAGTTCCTACCTTGTGAGCATCAATCTGCTCCATTCCGAATACATCGTCAGATTCAGTGTAAGCACCATTCTCATCAATCCATGCTGCACTGCCCTTAGATACAACAACCGGAATCTTGTGAGTACCGTTTGAAGTATTAAATACGTGCGCATGCTCACGAACTGCATTGGTCTCAGCTAAGGCAGAAACAAGAGTCTTCTCAAACTCATCCGGTACAAGATAACCACCTTCGCTATCTACACCTTCAGAAAGTGCATTGCGAATCTCATATCCAATACCATCCTTTGCACGTGCCTGGCTCCAGAACGCCTTCTTATATGCATCTGAAGAACGGCCAATCTTCTCATCAACCTTACGACTTTCAGGCTTTGCAGTAATTGGAGTATTCACAGGTGCCGCAAGCTCGCGCTCTAACGCATCCATTCTCTCCTGACGCTCAATCTCATGGCCAAGATCCACAATCTCCTGCTCCATCTTTTCATATGCTGCGGTATCTTCTGCTGAAAGAATACCCTTTTCATTTCTGTGAGAATCCAGGAATGCCTTTGCCTGATCCCACGCCTTTGCTCTCTGACTTCTTAATTCATTTACCTTACTCATGTCAAAATCCTCCCATTATTTCAATAAACTCAATCTCTTATCGAGATCCTTAATTGGTGTACCTACTTCATCAGCAGGTGTAGCGTCTGCCTGAACCTCAGGCTTGTTGATAACTGCAGCTTTTGCAGGACTATCCTTGTGAACCTTTGTTGCCGGTTTTGAAAGCTTATTCATCAAAGACACCTGCGCAGCCTTTGCACTAAAAGCAAATGCTTCATTGGAACTGCCCCTTTTGTCATCTTTCAAAACATCATCTGCAAATCCAAGCTCAATCGCCTTATTTGCATTCATCCAGGTTTCTGAATCCATCAGATGAGACAGTTTCGCACGACTGAGGCTTGTACGGATTTCGTAAGCATTAATAATGCTCTCCTTCACCTCATCCAGCATTTCCATCGCTCTCTGCATATCACCATGATCGCCAAACGCCATCGTCATCGGATTATGAATCATCATAAGTGCCGTAGGTGCCATAAGAACCGTAGTTCCAGCCATAGCAATTACCGATGCCGCAGAAGCTGCGATACCATCAATCTTGATAGTCACGTCTCCCGGATAATCCATCAGCATGGAATAAATCTGACTGGCTGCTATGCAATCACCGCCAGGTGAATTTAACCAGATTACTACCGGTCCTTTTCCTGCAAAAAGCTCATCACGGAACATCTGTGGTGTTACATCATCCTCAAACCAGGATTCCTCCGCAATCGTTCCGTAAATCTCAAGCACTCTTTCAGCGCTTTCGTCTGCGTCCGGTGGACTGGTCTGATTCTTCCAGTTCCAAAACTTCTTGTTCTTCACTTGACCTTCCCTCCTCATTATTTTTTGTTGCATACGCTGCCCCAGCCATTTCAAGAGGCATCATATTGCCGTTTACCAGATACATATCCCCACCATCCTCGGCAGGAATCTTATCCAGATTTTCCAGTTCCCTGATATCATTTGCTGACATCCACCCGTTCTGTCTTGCAGTTGCATAGCCCTGCATCCTGCTCTGGTAATCACCACGAAGCAAGCCTTCCACGTTGAAAATGAAGAAATAGGTTTTCTTCTCTTCCTCTGTAAGAAGTGCCTTCTGCAGGTTCTGCTCCCACCTGATGATCCACGGCTGAAGCGTGTACTTCACAAATTCCAGCGACTGTTGCTCAATATTAGAAAAGCTCGACTTCTCCAAATCACCAACCATGTGCGGCGGCACTCGGAAAATTCGAGCTATCTCATTGATCTGAAATTTTCTTGTTTCCAAAAATTGTGCCTCATTCGGACTAATCGAAATCGGCGAATACTTAAGACCTTCCTCCAATACAGCTACTTTGTGAGCATTACTACTTCCACCAAAGGCTGCATTCCAGCTTTCTCTTACTCTCGCTGGGTCCTTCAAGGTTCCGGGATGTTCCAGAACACCGGAAGGAGCTGCACCATTTGCATAAAACTTTGAGCCATACTCCTCTGCTGCAATCGCAAGGCCTATCGCATTCTTTGCCATAGCAATCGGACTGTATCCAACCAGACCATCAAAGCCAAGTCCCGGAATATGAAGCACATCCGATGGATCCAGAATCACATTGCTTCCTTCCATCGTCGGTGCATCCTCAGAACTCTTTTGATACTGATAATAGAGCCTGCCCTTTGCATCCCTGTCTACCGTCATTCGATTCGGCATTAACGGATACAAGGCAACCACCTCGCCTTTACCATTTCTGATAATCTGACAATAACCATTTCCCCACAAAAGCAAATGTGTCATCAAAGTCTCTCTGAACACAAAGCTTGTCATCTCAGGATTCGGTTCATCATGAAGCAGATGATAAAGCGGATGCTCTGTCGCCTTCTTCTTGCTGCCATCCTCCAGATACTGGTACATATGAAGCGGAAGTCCTGCAATCGCCTCTGACAAAATCCTCACACAGGCATATACCGCAGTCATCTGCATGGCTGAACGCTCATTTACATTCTTGCCTGCTGCACTTCCTCCCATAAAAAAGGAATAACTGCTACCTGCCGTTCTATTTGTAGGAGCATCCCTGCCCCGAAATAAACTCATAATTCCCATTAGCCTTCCTCCTCAATACTTGTCTTGTTTGTCTGTCTCCATTCCTCATATTCCTCAGCAAATCCAAGACTTTCTATCAAATCAAAAAGAGCCTTGAATCTCGAAGCCTGCAATTCGTACTCTGCATCTTCATGATCAGGACTCTCTCCGATAATCTGTGTTTTGTTCAATTCCATTAAGCATTGCTTAAATATGCCTTCTTTCAGTTCCATACGATCCTCCTACTAAAATATATTTGACCAAGCTTTTACTATTTGTATAAACCCAATTACAGCAAGACCCATAAGCGAAATAACCACCAAGATAATGCCAATGATTAATGCAATCATATAAGTATAATTCCTCTCGTATCATAGACACTTCTGCCCTCGCTTTCATGTCTGACCGCTCTATCCAAAGCCATGATTGCAGCAACAATACCGTCAATCTTCTCTTTTGACTTTGCCTTTGTCACCTTAATATTTCCTGCAGGATCTGTATCAACTACCACATTTCCTGCCATCCATCTCATTACCGGATGACTACCATGAATGATTTTCCCTTCCATAAGCAGTCTGTAAAATTCCTTAGTAGGAGCAGACATAGAAGCAAATCCCTGTCCAAACGGAACCATTGTAAGTCCGTTATCCTCAAGGTTCTGAATAACATGAGTCGCATTCCACCTATCTACTGCGATTTCTAAAATGTGATACTTCTCTGATAAATCCATAATGAACTTCTCAATGAAATCGTAATGGATTACATTTCCCTCAGTGGACATGATGTAACCCTGCTTCTCCCAGATATCATAAGGAACAGAATTGGCTTTCACCCTTTTTGGTATTGTTTCCTCTGGAATCCAGAAGTACGGCAAGAGCACAAACTTTTCATCCTCATCCCTCGGTGGAAATATCAGCACCAGGGCCGTAATATCTCCTGTACTTGAAAGGTCAAGTCCGGCATAACAATCTCTCCCTTCAAGTGATGCCATATCTATCGGTTCATTTCCCCTCATATAAATCGCATCAGGAATCCAGGCAACAGTTGAACTAACCCACATATTACAGCGAAGCCACTTAAATGTAATTTCATCAGCCGGATTCTGCTTTGCTTCCCTATATGCATCTCTCAATCTCTCAACATCAACTGTATATCCAAGAGAAGGATTTACCTTATACCAGTTTGCTTCATCCTCCCAATCCTCATCATCCTTTAATCCATAGACCACAGGATAAAATGTCGGATCCACACGTCTGCCTTCTAAGATATCCACTGCTTTTGTATGAAGCTCATATGCAATGGAATGTCTGTCATTACCTGCAGTCGTAATTATAAAGTGAAGCGGATTCTGTCTCGCGTCCGATGAACCCTTTGTTAGTACATCGTATAACTGGCGATTTGGCTGAGTATGAATTTCATCAAATACCAAGCCACTTACTGAAAATCCATGCTTCCCACCAACCTCTGCGGACAGTACCTGGTAATAACCGGCATTGCCATAGTTGACAATTCGCTTTGTAGCTCCCATCAATTTAGAACGCTTCATCAGCGCAGGCGACATCTCAACCATCTGCTTTGCTACATCAAATACTATAGAAGCCTGCTGCCTATCTGCAGCTGCGCCATATACCTCTGCTGAAGGTTCGTTATCTGCATACAATAAATAAAGAGCGATAGCTGCTGCCAATTCACTCTTACCTACTTTCTTACATATTTCTACAAATGCAGTACGGAACTGTCTGTTCCCATCAGGTTTTACAATTCCGAAAATATCTCGTATCAATTGCTCCTGCCAGGGCAATAACCAGAATGGTGTTCCAGCCCACTTACCTTTTGTATGGCAGAGATTCTCAATAAAAGTAACCGCCCTATCTGCTTTCTTCTTATCATAATGAGAAGTCGGAAGCATAAACTTTGAAGGTTTATAATTCTTAAGCTTTGGATATCCCTTTGGTCTTGGTTCCTTTGCCATTATGAATCACCCCCAAGTAATGCCTCCATCTCATCTTCAGGTTCCTTACCCTTAGCATTACCAGCCACAATACGTGATCTGGATGACGGCGTGAGTCCAAACTCAGATGCTGCCTGCAGCATCAACTTCTGATTTGTATTTGCAATACCAACCCAAGGTGTCTGTTGCTGATATCCTTTATCAGTCTCAAAGGTAGAACCCTCCGAAGTAATATGCTCCTGCGCTTCCTTCCATCTAGCATAAGACTGACAGTATGCAGCAAATGCCGCCATATCCACTTCTGTAAGAACCCCCATCTGATTCATCAAATCTGCAAGACGCTCCCACTCTTTCTTAGCCTCAGCCAATAACCATTGCGGACACTCAGGCATTCCCTTTGCCGGAATTGGCTCTTTCGTATTCAATTTTCTCTTTCCAGGATTACCTTCCAGCTTCTTTATCGCTGTAGGCTTTGGCTTTCTTCCTGCCATGGTCATACCCCCTTCCATCATTATTTCGACTTGACCTGTACTTGACCTGTACTTGCACAGTACACGCGGGCAAGTTATCATATTCTATTTTTATGCATTATAAAAGCGCCTGCATTTCTACAAGCGCTCCATTTACATCATGTTTTATTTACAATTACAAATATCCAATTGATTCTTTGCATGCTTCACACATGTTTTCCAAAGCTTCATACCAAAATAATCCACAAGAAATTCCGGGAAAGCACTGATAATAAACACTTTATTATTGCCTGCTAAAGCCTGTTCACACATAAAGATATCATGTGGATTTGCTTCATCTAAATACTGTTCATAAGAAATAACTTCCGCATTTCCTAACAAGCATGATATTCTCATTGAAAAGACATCAATGATTTCTTTCCATACATCTATATTGTAATCTCTAAAATGCAGATTCAGTGAATTTCTCGAAGATATATTCTTATATTCAGCAAGATCACTAATTTCTACAAAGCAATTATCTTCATTTCCGCATTTACCTGCTTCAAAATCTCGCAATGCTTCAACCATCGGATAACTGATATATAGCTTTCCATTCTCAGTTTCATTGTCAAAGCTTTCAAGCATCTGGTTTATCACATCACCGTCATCTGACTTTCCCAAGTTTGTCTGATGTGCATCATAATCAAAGAAAAGAAACACCTCCGAAAAATCATCTCTTGATAATCCTTCCAATTGTTCTCTGATTTTCTTATTACTTTCCCTTAAGACCTCAATAATATCTGTGTCGAAATCATCCGCCTTGAGTTTCTTCCAAAGCATATAGATATTTTCTCCGGCCGGAAGCGTAATAATTTTAAAATTTCCATGCTTAAAGAACACCTTTGAAATATTATCAATAACCTGTGGTTCTCTGGCCTCTCCTTCAACTATAAATGCCTTATAGTCCTTATCTGCCATTAAACGCACCTGCCTTATACATTTTCTGAAGATTATGAGCCTGACGAAGTTCCTTTTCTGTCAGCTCTGAAATTGCTTTTATGCTATTATTCTCAAGAAGGAAATAGCAATCCGGTCTGAGTAAATCATTGCTCATAAGGTCGGTATTGTGTGTAGTTGTAAATACCTGCACACCAGTAATTCTTCTAAGTCTCTTCTGAACTGACTCTGATAATTCATAATGGTAAAATGCATCAAACTCATCAATGAAAACAAATGATGCTTTTTCCATACGGATATACCAGTAATAGAATAATGCAAGGGATCTGGTTCCTGTTGAAGCAATCTTGAAGAAGTCAGCATCTTTATTGTCGAAATGACAATATATAGCCTTTCTTCCATCGACCTCGCATCCATATAATTCATAATCGATATCATTTTCTTTTAAGAATTCCTGGAAATCCTTAACCTTGCCACTATTAACGATTCCTTCTGCAATGCTCTCTGATCCGTTCATAAAGCCTTCATATCCACGGCTATCAAGCGAATAGAATAAAAGCATCCTCTCGACAAAATCAATAAACTTCTTAAATACCTGATTCTGAACATTATCTGAAAGAATTGAATTACTATTTACATATTTCACTCTCGAAATCGGGCTTTCATTTCTTATTGATGCATTCAAAGTATCTGATCCCTCAAGCAAAGTAAATCCATCTCTTGTCAGGAAGTCAAAGAAAATGACTTCTTTTCCATCAATAGACAAACTTTCACTCTTTAAGGAATTCACATCCATTTTACTGTACTTATATACAACTTCATGTCCGTCGAACACGAAGGTGTACTCAAACTCTGCAAAAGATTTCCTTCCACTCATATTCAGATAAAAGTCATAGCTTCCCAGGAGTTTTTGCTTTTCAGTCAGATGCGTAATGATATCAAAGATAGCCAAACCAAGATTCGACTTTCCACAACTGTTGATACCATAAATAATTCCCTTCGTTATGCAGCCATTCTCTATTATTTCAGAATTAAAGCTGTAATTACTGGGTGTTCCTATATCTAATGTGATTTTATCCTTAAATCCTTTGAAATTTTCGACACTAAATTTCTTTAACATGATAATCACCTTCCATTTCTTTTTCTTTATTATATGATTATCTGCAAAAAAATTCAAGTCTATCCGTATTTTTTTTACGGCTATTTCGAATTTTTATTTCGAATATTAACCCCCCATCTTCCATTTCGCGATTTTGCACAGAAGAGGGGGCGCCGGTCTTGGAGCCTAAGGGCTGTAGAGATTCAAATACCCCCTACCCTCGCTTTCAAAACTTGTACTCCACATATCTATCTTCCGTCATAGTCTTTACATTATGATGATGCTCACATAAAGGCTGCCAGTTCCCACGATCCCAGAAAAGTTTCCAGTCTCCACGGTGAGGTTTGATATGATCCACGACTGTAGCCATAGTGATATGACCTTCTTCATAACACTTCACACAGAATGGATTGCTTTCTAAGAACTTTCTTCTCTCACGTTGCCACTTGGAACCATACCCACGCTCGCTTGCATATGCTCTGTCACTCTTATGTAATTGCTTGTGCTCATCACAATACATCTGACTGTACGGAATAAGTGCTGCACAGCCAGGATGTTTACACGGCACGTTACTTCTATAAGGCATGTGCTCACTTCCTTCCACTCGAAAACAAGTTTTCTCGTTGTCGCGGCATTCGTCAACTGTCTGCTCATGCAAGCATGGCAGCCACTTTCCTCATTGCTCGCGCAAAAAAGCCCTGGGAGAATTTCTTCTCTCAAGGCCTCGTATCATTTTTTCTTTCGTCATTATAATACTATCATAAGAACTATATGACATTCTATGACATTTACTGACAACTTTCAGGAACCACGATTTCTTTTAATGCTGCATCATGTACCCTGAATATCTGTCTTACTGTATAACCAAGCTCGCTGGCAATATCTTCCCACTTGGCATAACACAGATATCTTTCTTCTAATACTACCTGTCCTTCAGGATCTGTTACCTGCTTAATGCTCTCAACAATCTGACTTTTAATTTCCAAAAGCGAATTAACATCCGAACCAATCTCATTCTGAAGATCCACAATTCTAACAATCGCATCTTCCAGCTTATGGATATTACGATTAGGACTTCCAGGCATATCACTAATATTAGAAGTCGCTCTGGTTGCCAGGTCATTTAATGCTGCTATCTGATCAAGCTTACTGTTGATGCGATTATCAATACGGTATGCTCTCATCAAATAATTCTTTGCTGCAATCTGCTGCTTATTCATAATCTACCTCCGACAAAAAAATACTTTCCCTCGGATTGACTCTGATTGACTCTGAACTTTATGCTACTTCCTTACGAAGCTTATCTATAAGAAACTCCCCATCAATATTTGTAATAACAGCATACAGCTGACCTCTGAAAAATTTCTCAATCAATAAAGCTTCATCTATAGCCATGCGATTCTTAGGATTATGCTTTATTCTCCTAAGTGCTGCACGATAATCATTTACTGCCTGCAAAATAATTGCATTTCCAAGTGATTCATACGGATCATCTGTAATAGCTTTACTCATGGCACACCTCCGCTTTTACCGCTGCAATCAATCTGTTCTGTGAAAAATCTTTCGCCTCAAGTGCATCCATAATGTCATCGTCAATTGTATCAGCTGTACAAATATGCTGAACGATTACAGTCTCTGCACTCTGGCCCTGCCTCCACAACCTGGCTACTGTCTGCTGATATAACTCAAGACTCCATGTAAGTCCAAACCAGATTAAAATATTACCTCCACTCTGAAGGTTGAGCCCATGCCCGGCAGAAGCTGGATGTATAAGTGCGACCGGCAAATCCCCGTTATTCCACTTCTTTATACTGGCATCTGAATCAAGCTTTTCGTAATAAATCTTCATCTCATTAAGACGCTTTTCAATTCGTACCAAATCATGCTTGTACCAATAAGCAACCATAACCGGTCTGCCATTTGCAGCCTCTATCAAATCCTCTAACGCATCCAGCTTCTTATTGTGAATAAGAACTTCCTCACCGTTATCCGCATATACTGCACCATTTGCCATCTGAACCAACTTACCAGTAAGTGTTGCTGCATTTGCTGCAGTAATCTCGCCATTCACATAAGGAAGAACCAGGTCTGATTTAAGACTCTCATATGCACTCGACTCATCAGCATCCATCGCCACATAGTATCTATTGCTAATAAGCTCAGGCATCTTAAGATGATCCATCGCCTTCATTGAAATCGTAATATCAGAGATCTTGTTCTGAATTCTCTCAGCCGAACCAGGTCTCAACTTATAGGAATAAACAATCTGTCCATTCATCTGATCCGGCACAAAATAATCAACTCTGTACTGGCTGATAAATCTGCCAAGTCTCTCTCCCATATCCAGACATTTGAATTCTGCAAAGAGATCCATCATCCCATTCGGCGAAGGTGTGCCAGTAAGACCAACCACTCTTTTCACCTTAGGTCTGACCTTCATAAAAGAACGAAAACGCTTACTCTGCCAATTCTTAAAGGAAGAAAGCTCATCCAAAACAACCATATCCCAAAAGAATTCCACGCCGCTCTTCTCAACAAGCCACTGCAGATTCTCACGATTGATAATGTAGATATCCGCATCTGTTTTCAAAGCTTTCATTCTTTCAGCTGCTGTTCCTACCACAGTGGAATAACGAAGTCCCTTCAAATGTTCCCATTTCTTGATTTCATCACTCCATGTATTTCTTGCTACTCTCAGCGGTGCCACAACAAGCACCTTGTTTACTTCAAAATTGTCATATAATAATTTTTCGATAGCCGTTAATGTAATAGAGGTCTTGCCAAGTCCCATATCTAATATCAACGCTGCTACCGGATGCGAAAGAATATAATCAATCG